GCCTGAGATGGTGTCAAGCCCGCAGCCTCAGGTTCTTTACCTAGTAACGGTCCAACAGGTTTTGAGAATTGTCCAGCAAGAATAGATTGCATATTCATGCCTTTCATTCCGCCACCCCAGACCGCTGCGTCACCAGGGCGGGCTTCCCTTGGGGCTTCCGCTTGCGGGGTTGGGACTTGACGCTTGAGCTTGTCTTTGTCAACTCCTTTTTTACGGGTTGCGAACTTTTCGGCATCTGCGTATTCTTTTTCGGTGAACTTGTTTTTCTTGGCGAGGAAGCCTTCTTGGTGCTCGCCTTCACGGGTGGTTTTGATGTCTGACATTCCGAACTCCATTGCGAGTTGCTTGGTGGACTTGTCCGTAAATCTTGTTTTGGCGCTGACCAAGTTAGGAGCTTGCAAAAATACGACCATAACTTCTTCATTACATCCTTTCATGGGACATTTAGGAGTCCTCGATTCAAAATAACCGTGTTTAGCACAGTGAAAATCATTTACTACAGCCATTGTTATATCCCCTTCAATTGCTCGTCAAGTGTTAAATCAGAATAATCATACTTCGGTTTGATACCCATATTAATCTTAATCTCCCCGTTAATCAATGTCAATTTACTGGATTTATGAAGTATGGGCTTGGCTTCTTTGCGATATTGAACAAATAATGAGGTGTCACGGTTCTGCATAATGGCTACTTCCCCATTAATCCATTCTTGATAGGATTTTGACACCCTTCTTTGGACATATTCAGTCAATGGTTCACTCTCATTGATAAAAACATCCCGTATATGGGATGTAGATAACCCAGCAAGCTCTGCAAACAAAGGAATAGAGATTCCTCGGTTCTTATCCTTGAGAAATCTCTTAATAATCCTTCTAAGGTCAGTTCTACTGTGGATTACCAGTGGCATTACCATAAACACCTATCCTTTTAAGGTAATCGGACACATTTCGACCTACAGTGAGCTGTTCAGGGGTGAAATCATCCTGTACACGGGATACTCTGCGAGTGAGCTTTTGATTTATCAATCTTGGCTGTACTTGTTCAGCATAAGCAGCGCAAGCTAGGGCTGTAGCGATCACACGGTCATCTTTGTTGCGACCAGATGCTTCAATTGAGCTGCCATCACGAATAGTGGTTTTCATTTCATCAATGGTATCCAAATCGTAGATGTCTAACATCCCACGCTCAAAGTAATCCTTCATGTAGGTGAGCATCCTCTCTTTGGTAGCTGCCGTTGTCATCCAGCCAATCGAGTTAGACAAGCCACCCATCGTATCGTTCCTGCGCCAGATGTAGTTCTGCATATTGCCGTACACATCCATGAGGTCTTTACCCAAAGCTGTACCCATCGCAGCAGCTTGACGCTTGAGGTTGCGTAGTTCATTGATGACCGCCTGACCTGGACCATTGATCTCAAGGTTAAGAGTAGAGTTTTTGTAAGCGCCAGCAAGGTGGGCTATTACCCAGGCAAATTGGTAGGTGTTCATTTCAGAGGTGGCAAATGAAGCCACCTGCTCAAGCCCGTCTGCATATACCCGCAGCACCTGAATACAGAATCTATCAGCCCAGTCGCTAGATCCATAAGCAGGATCAGCACCGATAACATAATAAGCAGTGTCCACAGGTTCTTCCCAAACCTTGAGCGTGGCAAGACGCTCAGTGGATTTAAGTACTTCCGTGTCTTGAAAGTTAACTCCAAAAGAATATCTATAGGACTCATAGGGTACTTTCTTTAGTTTTTTCATGGCATCCGTACATCTTGCATTAGAAAAGAAAGAAGTGCCAGTCATCACAAAGGCGTAGTCCTCAGTAGGCGGAAACTCTTGATACATGAGGGAGTCATCCTTAATACCCTCTAGCATCTTCCAGCGCCACCAGGCAATCTGACGGGAATTGATTTCAACACCGTAGAGCTTTTTGATGTCACGCACCCATTCTTTTTCTTCACCTGTGAGCTTGCCATCCCAATAGACTTTGTAAGTCTGACCTTCAGGATCTAGGGAATACAGTTCGTTACGCCACCAGCCACAAAAGATAGCCCGTTGAGTCCGAGCCTTCTTAGCAGTAGTGTACATTTCGTGAAACATATTAAAGCCCCGTGCTGTGGACTCAAAAGTGTACAGACGATCAGGGTTAGTTTCCGCAAGGGAAGCTAGCAAGGAAGCTAATCCTTCTTCATCTCCCCAGCTTGAGGTTTCCGTTCCATGAAGGTATGTAATAGCCTTACCACGACCCAGACTTCCTTTCGCTCTAAGCCCAGCGACTTGATAAAAGATACGGCTGCGGTTTTTGAGGGAAAGCTGATTTCGGTTGTGAGCAAGGATCGGGATTTTGAACTCTTTGGGCAAACCATCCATATACATGGCAAGGGTTGTTCGGAACATATCCCTATTTTCTTCCGTATCTGTTGTGAGTGTGCCTTGAAGCCCTGGGTGCATGAAGTGCCAGTAGAGGTCAAGTGCGAGGGAGATAGTCGTGATTCCAAGTTGCCTTCCTTTCAAGATAACAAAAAAGTGGATGTCCTCCTCCAAGCCCTTTGCGATTTCATTCATCACATAGGTTTGACTACCAAGAAGGTTATCCATCTTGCGTAAGCCTTGCTCTTTAGTTTCAATCTTGAGCTGCTTACAAAAGTAGTAAAAATGCTGGAGGTTAAATTTACTCATTGGTTAGCCAAGGTAATTTGTTGTTGTATTTCTCAAGCATGGTCTTATTCCCTTGTTCAAAGAAGTCACGACCTACTGAGTATTCGTTACCACCAAGCCTAAAACAAAAAGTGTTTTGTCCTGACCAAGCAAAGTTGGGATATACCTGAGTAGCTGCTGCGTAGAACTTTCGATCACCACCCCATCCTGGCTGAGAAAGAATAATGGCTAAAGTCTTGAGGCACTCCGTTTTCATGCCCCACATACACCAATCCACAAAGCTATGACCTGGTGCGTTCCAGCAGTCGTGAAGGCTTCCAAGGGCTTCGCAGTTATCTTCGCAGATAAACCGCCCTTCCTTCTCGTACACAGAGCGTAGGCAATAGACCCAATCATAATCTTCTTCCATTTTGGTCATAATGGACTCTACATGATTAGGCTTGTACCAATCGTCATCGTTGCAAAAGAAAGTCACATCTTCATTCACAAGAAAAGCACTTGCAGCATAAAGCCTTCTGCCTTCTACATCTTTGCCCCCGACCTTACCATCCCAATAGCAGATCTTTAATTCTGGGTATAGCCTTCTTAGTTCTGCGTATTGATTAAAGCCTTCATCGCAAACAATGTAATGCACCACTGGATAAGTCTGGGCTTTTACACTAGCAATGCAGTTTGCTAACTCCCAGTGGCGCTTCCCGTTGGTAACTGTGACTACGGCTGCGGTTTTCAATTGTGTTTACCTAGTTTTTTGATTTCAAAGTTAGGAAGATCCCAATACGCCACCTTAAGCCTAGCGGTGTGATTCCTGGCTAGGTCAATCAAGGCGGTATAGGTCATGGGGCTAAACCGTTCCTTCCATTCTTTTGCTAATGCGATCTTTTGCTTCTTGGTTTTGCAAGACAAGGCTCTCATCATTTCTGTCTTGTACATCTGGCGTTCTTCGCACAGGCGCTCCCAATCAGTGTACGCAATCACCATCTTCAGGCTCTAGCAGTTTCTTGAGATGCAAAATCTCCGCTTCAGCCATCATGAGCAGTTCAGAGGACTTGGCATGAACACGCATCAACTCATGGAAGATGTCATCTTTAGTCATAGCCCATATTCTGGTCATGTATTCCTTCTTAGCAATGTCCCCAGCCTTCTCAATGTATTGCTGGACTGATACTGCATCTTTTATTCCGTTCTCCATACTCTTATTCCTTCTCCGTCTTTTCTAGCAATAAACTTCCGATTCAATTGTTTGCCTGTTCTGTAGTTTGCATTACAGACAATTTGCAGCTTCCCCGCTGGTACAAAGAATGATTCACCGATCTCCATAATCCTATATGGGTACACATTGCGCTTTTTCTCAGGGGGTATGGGAATATTTTTTTCTACTTCAATAGTCATGCTATTCTCCTTATAACTTAACTCATCATACACTACCATGATACACACATACAACGAATATCATCTAGGCGATAACCTTATTCATCTGAACTATTTGCGTAAGGTTTGTGAGCAAGATAGTGACATGGACTTTGTTCACCATTGCCATCCGCAGTACCATAGCCAGCTACAACCCTTGTGTGAGGGCGTAAGCATCCTCTTAGCAGATCTATCCATCCCACCAGGCTCTATTAACGCTTGGATTGGCAGGGACAACTACTTTCACAACCACCCTCTTAGACGGCAGTGGGCGCAATTTCACATGGAATGGTTTGACCATCTATCAGACCTGTTAGAAGTTTCCTCGCCTATAGCTTGCAAGGAAGATCTCTTGTTCGAGTATCCTGCTCTGAGAGAGCAGTCTAGGTATGAGTTTGACCTCCTAGTCATTAACTCTCCCCCACAGTCAGGGCAATTACCAGACTTTAATGCGGATTTCTTTAAAAAACGGGTCATGGAATTAACAAATGAGGGGTTAAAAGTCATTACTACCCATCCTACAGGCATCGTTCCTAGCACTCTTGAGAGCCATTACACGGTCACTGACATCGGTGTGCTTAGCAAAGGCGTGCAGTTAATCGAGGGTGTGGATACTGGTCCAATGTGGACTACCCACAATATCTTCAATCAAGACAAGGTGTTATCACGCCTGATCTACACCAACGCCTCTGATTCATTCGATCTGTCAAAGAATGTCATCGTTAAGCAAAGTCTAAAAAACTAGAATTTTTTTTGGGGTGGAATGGGAGAGGGGTACGCTCTCCATCAAGTCCAGTCCCATTCACTTGGGCGGATTCAGTCAACGATCTAGCAACAATCAACGGGTAACCATTACCAGTTACGCCTATAGATACTATATAAGGCATTGAGCTAGTGATGACAGGGATACCCTTTAGGAATTATGTAAAACAACAGAGTGCGGAGAGTAGTCTACCTTTCCAGGCTTCGGCATACCCAATCTCTTATCTATGTATCTATCTACTAACTTACATAATTACTATATAAATATAGAAACTATAGAAGCCTATGAAGTATAGAAAATAGACTATAGACCTATAGATTATAGAAGATAGACTATCACCTGGATCATAGCATAAGACTATTGGAAATAAAACAACAATTAAAAAATACAATGGTATAGTATAATCATTCTATGCTTATAATCATACCTATGAGAGCTAATCTCATAACCTAACTACTAAGAGGATCTACCATGACTACAGCACAAGTAAACCGCATTAGCGTATATGACAGCGTTACCAACAATATCATCGCTAAATTAGAGGCAGGGATCACGCCTTGGATTAAACCCTGGAAATCAGGCAGCGTAGGCGGAGCTGATCGCAATATCGTATCTAAAAAAGAGTATTCAGGCGTTAACCGTTTAATTCTAGGTATGTCAGGTTACAGCTCACCTATCTGGGGATCATTCAAGCAATGGCAGGAAATGGGCGGGAATGTGCGCAAGGGCGAAAAGGGTACGCAAGTAGTATTTTATTCTCAGGTTACTAAGAGCGAGATTAAGCCTACTGATCTAAACCCTGATAAATCTACTTATGCCTTGCTGAAGTCTTACTATGTTTTCAATTCAGATCAGATTGAGGGATTAGAGATCACTAAACCTGAGCCTGTCATCGCTACCTTTAATCCAGTACCCGCCTTAGATGATCGCATTATTAAGACTGGCGCTCAGATCTCGCACGGTGGTGGTAGGGCATTTTATAGACCTAGTTCAGATAGCATCACAATTCCTGATCGCTCTACTTTTTTAAGTGAGAGCCACTACTATGCCACTGTATTGCATGAGCTGACTCACTGGTCAGGCGCTGAGCATCGTTTAGATCGTACAAAAGGCAAACGCTTTGCTGATAGTGCTTACGCTTTTGAGGAATTAGTAGCGGAAATGGGCGCTGCATTTTTATGCGCTGATTATGGTATTGAAGGTGAGCTGCAGCACGCTGACTACATCGGCAATTGGCTACAGTGCCTTAAAAATGACAATAAGGCGATATTTAACGCTGCAGCACTGGCACAAAAGGCAGCCGATTACATCAACAATTTAGATGCAATAACTAACCAAGCAGCAGCCTAAACAATGCCGTCTTATAGATCCTTGATACCAGGGATCTATAGGGCTTGCATTGTGCAAGTCTTAACCTAACTATTGGAGGATTTATGGATCAAGTAAGAGCCGATATAAAACTATCTACTGGCAGGATAGTAAAACATACTAGGCAGGAAAATGGATCACAACTTGCAACACCTACACCAGGATGCTATGAAATGACTAATCAGGAATGGATAGAGTATTGCAAGATCATTAACGGAGGTTACATACCACGCTATCCAATTCTAGGGGAGGATCTAACAGCATGAGCGCTAGGGATAAATACAGCGCTTATCGTTACTTATGTGCTAAGCAAGGTATCACAGCGCTAAGTTATAACGCCTGGCGATCTACAGTTAAACAGGGCAAATTGTGGCAATAGAGCGCTTTACGGGTTTAGTGGTACTCAGGTATCACTTACCCTGTGAAAACGCTGTAGCGTTTGTTTTAAAGTGTTTTAAAGGTATTTAATAGTTTTATCTTACTAACCTAACTAATTTTCGAGGTATTTATGAGAAATAATGATATTTATACTATTCAACGCAAAATCTTTATAAAGAAGAAATATTCCCCCATGCGTGTGCAAGGGCTGATAAGTAAAGATCAGTTAATTGACTTAGTAGCTGTATTTGGTGGTTTGCTACTGGTTTGGCTACTGTTAGCATTGTGAGAACCCCAAGACCCCATGAACCCCGAGAGAATAAGAACCTTACCCGCCTTACGGTGGGGGATCTCTTTTCAGAGAGTGGTTATCGTTTATCTATGGCACTTAACTAAAGCGGTGCTGTCCAGTAACGGTCCGCCAGATGGTAGCTGCCTTGTTTATCCCTATCCATCACCACAATGTTTAGGAGGGCTGGGTTATAGCCCCGTAGTAGTTCGCTTTAATGGTGGTTTTAATGGTGAGTGGTCTTAAATCGTTATGGATGCCCCCATCGCATAACTAACCTAAAACCACCACTAAAACAAACTTAATCGGATTAGATCATACTTTTTAAAGGAGTGCAACAAAATGAACAAAGCAGATAAAGATGCGCAGAAGTGGCAAGAGATGAACCAAGCAGCTCAGTACCGAGAATGGATCAGAGCAACAGAAACAGGTACGCCTTATTACATCAATCCCCAAGGCGATGTAGTGACCGAAGATAAAAAAACAACACCTAACAAATAAATTGCACTAATCGTAGTAATGTAGTAATGTTCTAACTGTAGTACATCAAAGCCTAACTATATAAAGGAAATATCATGGAATATTGCGTTAATTGCAAACACCTAGACCAAGACACTTTACAGTGCTTGTCACCCCAACGCCCTCACGACATGGTGACGGGACTACAAAAGAAAATGACAGCAAACAATAGCCGTAACTTACCCATAAGCGGATGCGGGGAAGATGCGAAGTGGTTTGCTTTTATTGAAGTAGAGGATCTTGACGATCTTTCAGCAATCCCTTTTGGTAAATAACCTAACTAATGGAGTTAATCATGTCAAAAACACCAAGTAGCAAGAATGAACCTAAGTTTCCAGTAAATAAAGTTGATAAGAAGATCAATGATGCTTACACCAAAAAAGAAGTAGATCGCCTTAAAAACCTAGTGGCAAGGCAAGACGATCAGATCATTCAGATGTGCGATGAGCTAAACGAGTTTAAAAAGAGCATTGAGGAATCAGATGAGGAGATCTCAGTTCTTATTGGTCGCATTGAAAACTATCGTGAAATCATCAAAACTATCTTGGAGATCACAGAATGAAAGCATTTCCAAATCCTATGACGCTAGATCGTAGCGGTAGAACTGTTGAAAATCAAGTCGGCATGGACTTACGAGATTACTTTGCATCCAAAATAATTGTTGCTTTAATACCTAATAATCAATCACCCGAGATGATTCCTTATGTATGCGAGGCAGCATATAAATGGGCTGACACAATGATGGAGGCTCGCAAATGAACGATCAAGCAGATTTTGCACCAGAGATAAGGCGTTCTGCTATCTGGTCTGGTGACAGTCGTAAGGTCGCTAATGGCAAGATGGTAGATGTGATCCTAGAGAAGCAAGGTAAGAAAGAGTTAAAAGACCTCTCAGGCGTGGAAGCAGTGCAGATGGGTCATGTTATGCAACCCCTGATTGGCAAGCTGGCTCAAGATCGTTTAAAGATGGAGTTAAAAGATGCTGATTATTCGATTACCCATTCAAAGCATACTTGGTTTAAATCTCATTTTGATTTCATTAGTGCTGATGGTGGTGTGCTTGTTGAAGCTAAAAACTACAACGCAGCAGTTCGCTCTAAGTTTGATCCCGACACTAATCGGATTCCTGATGCTGATTACGCACAACTTGTCCACGAAGCTGCTTGCCACAATGTTAATCGGATCTTTTTGGCTGTTTTATTTGGTGGTCAAGAGTTTCATACCTTTGAATTTACTATTTCAGACCAAGAAAAAGATGATCTCATACAGAAAATGGCTACAGTTTGGGGTCATTGCCAAGCGGGTACGCTTCCGCCAGCAGAAACAATTGAGCAAACTAAGATCATTTACCCGTCATCCTCTACTGCGGTGGTTACGGCTACACAGCAAGTTGAGTTGGCTATCGCTCAATTACGGGATGTCAAGAATCAGATTAAACACCTTGAAGCTACTGAGGAGCAGATTGAAGTGGCTGTCCGTAATCTTATGGGAGAGTGCCAGGAGATTAGAACAGTGGATGGACAGACATTAGTTTCTTGGAAGTCCTCTAAAAGCTCTAAGAAGTTCTCAGCATCACTGTTTCAGAGTGCCATGCCTGATATTTATGAGCAGTTCGTAGTAGAAACAATGGGCAGTAGGAGATTTTTGGTGAAATAAATGAACAACATTGACCTCGCAATATATGTAATGGCTGCATCCTCAGTCATCGACACAATCCTAACTTTAGCGGAGAAATTTACATGAGCAATATCGTTAGTTTTAACGAGATGGAGCAGATGGCACAAGCAATAGCTAAGTCTGGTCTGTTTGGTATGAAGGACACTAATAGTGTTTTAGCACTAATGGCGGTAGCACAAGCGGAAGGTTTACATCCTGCAACGGCAGCTCGTGACTTTCACATAATCCAAGGCAGACCCGCATTGAAGGCTGATGCGATGCTTGCCCGTTTCCAAAATGCAGGTGGCAAAGTCGAATGGAAGGAATACACAGATGAGCAAGTTACAGGAGTTTTTTCACATCCCAACGGGGGTAACCTTGCGGTTACATGGACCATTGGACAAGCTACCAAAATCGGTCTTGTTAAACCAGGAAGCGGATGGCAAAAGTTTCCCAGAGCGATGCTCAGAAGCCGTTGTATTTCAGAGGGGATTAGATCAGTTTTCCCTGGATCTGTTACGGGGTTCTACTCGCCAGATGAAGTCGAAAACTTCGAAACCCAGACCGTCAAGCCTACCGTATTAAAAGACATGGGATCAGTCATTCCTAGCGTAGTGGATCTTTCCGCTATTCCTGATGACATCCCTGATATGGCATTGCCGATGTATGTTCCTGGTAATGATGTTCCGTATGCGCATTATGTTTGTAAAGATGATTGGATTGATGGTTTCGCAGAGATGCACGCCAAGATCCATGAATCTACCAAGATGACAGCAGAGGAAAAATTCACCAAGATAAAGGCGTTTAGAGATGTCAATGAAGCCTATACAAAAACATTTGACGGCAATACTACAGCAAAGTTTTTATCAAAACTCCAAGCAATTAGAAAGGAAATCAACAATGGCTAATGGTCATATCGCCCAGATGGGCAAAGGTGTTCTGTTTCAGAACGAAAAGAAAACCAATGAGCGCTCTCCTGATTGGAAAGGTACGCTATTGCTCTCAGAGGACTATAAAGCGGGTCAAACCCTGAAGATTGCTGGCTGGACTAAGCAAACCCCTAAAGGTAGTTTGATTAGCTTGTCTGAGGATAACTGGAAGCCTGATACAGGTGGCGCTTATCCAAAAGAAGTGAATAAGCGTGTTGATGATTCTGATGTACCATTTTAGTTTAGAATGGGTATAATGGCACAAAGGAGGTAGCCATGAAAACTTGTTTTAAATGCAAAAAAGAAAAGCCGTTAGCCGATTTTTATAAACACAAAATGATGGCTGACGGTCATCTTAATAAATGCAAAGAATGTACCAAAAAAGATGCAACTGAACACAGAAATAAAAATATTGAAAGGGTTAGAGCGTATGACAGTGAACGAGCAAAACTTCCTCACAGACAAACACTCAAAACAGAGCAAACAAGATTTTGGAGAGCAGAAGATGCCCGAAGAAGCAAATGTCATAGAGCTGTGGCACTTGCCATAAAAAAAGGGGAGCTTGTGCGAAAGGATTGTAATAGATGTGGAGAACCAAAAAGTCTTGCTCACCACGAAGATTACGACAAACCCCTTCAAGTTATTTGGCTCTGCCAGCCATGCCACAATCGTAGGCATAAAGAAATGAAACTTATATTAAACAAAGGATTCTAATGAAAAATTTTATTGTGCTAATTATGGTAGCCGTTACATTCTTGATGTTTGGAATCTCTCAATGTCATGCAGCTACTAAGTGTGAGCGTGACTATACAGGTGGTATCTGTTGTTGGGATACCAATACCGAAGGACCATTTAAACCAATGAGCTGCTATTGATGGTTGTTTTAAATTTACCTTACCCTCCCAGTATCAATAACTACTGGATCGCTTCAGGAAACAGACGGTTTATCTCTAAGCGGGGTAGGGAATTTAAAAATGCAGTCGCAGAGTATTGCGCTGAGTTCAGAGTTCCTAAATTTGGCGATAAACAAGTTTGGGTAGATATTTTTCTCTATCCACGCTCTAAAAAGCTCATGGATGTTGATAACTGCATAAAACCAATATTAGATGCCTTGCAAGATGCTGGTGTATTTGATGATGATGTTCAAGTTCACTGGGTTCGCATTGAGCGAGGTATGGTTAAAAAGAACGGTGGTTGTTTAGTCATGATTGATTATTTGGAAGAATCACCAGCTCAAGGGGAATCTGGCGTGAATTAGCCAGGTAGTTAGGGGTTGAGCCAGCCAACTTCTTGGGCAAGCTGGCACTCATTTAAGGGGATATTTATGAACAATAAACCAGTAGCGTGGATGAACGCACACACAGGGCATTTATGTAGTGGTGGTTTTTTGATGACCAAAATGCAAGATTACATTCCACTCTACACCCATCCAGCAAAGACACTAACAGATGAGGAAATACTAAATATTGCCCATCAAATTCGTTTAATAGATAGGCAAACTGCTGATGATGGGCATTTATATTTTGCTAGAGCAATACTAAGAAAGGCACAAGAGACATGAAACCTTTAATAGATAGATTGCAAATAGCACAAGGTAACAATAATGCGGATGAGTTAATTCCAGAGGTTATTGAAATGCTTTGCCAGCAACAAGCTGAAATAGAGGTGTTGAAAGCCAAGCTAAAGCAATATCATTTAAAAGAAGATTTAGATAGAAACCTAAATTTAATTTATGGCAAGGAGTTTGTTAAATGAACAATGAACCAGTAGCGTGGATGCTTAAAACAGGTCATGGCACAAAGATTGTAGAGAAGAAGCCTTATTGTGAAGTTGATTATTGGAAACCACTTTACACACAGCCAACAAAGACACTAACAGATGCTGTAGTAAACGAATTGTGGGCAGAATCGCATGAAGATGGGATTGCTATGCAACACGGATTTACTACGCAACAACATTATTTTGCCCATCTAATACTAAGAAAGGCACAATAATGAAATTTTGGAAAAGAAAACAGATGAACGGCAAGACTTTTGAGATTGTGCAGATTTTAGGTGATCTCATCATTGTTAAAGAGTTCAAATAGTGAATGGATCAAACTCCTACGCAGAACGGCAAACCGTTGCTAACAAAGGTGAGGTTCTATTTCAGGAATGGTGTCAATTTAACGGCTATCAAGTCAGTAGGATTGGCTTTGATGAAAAGCATGGAAATGTGGCTAATTTTTTCAATTTGCCTTGTCTTTTACGCAATTTACCTGATTTTGTTATCAGTAGAGGTGATGAAACGATGGTGGTTAATGTCAAAGGAACAGCCAATTTTAAGGAAAAAGAAATAAAGATGATTCCGATGTTTCTGGAATGGTTTAGCAGTAAGAAAGCACCACTGGTTTATGCTTTTTGCTTTGAGGGTTGCGATCCCTTGTTTGTTTATCCAGAGAAAGTAATTTATCTGTATGAAAAAGCTACTAATCGCAAATGGAATGATGGAGTGATCTATCGCAACTTAAACTTTATGGAATTATTATGACCGATCTATCTCAAGTAAAAATATTTGTGGCTAGCCCTATGTACGGAGGCATGTGTGCTGGTTACTACACTCAATCAGTGATGCAAGCTCAAATGGTGTTTTCTCATTACAAAATAAACAGCTCTTTTAGTTTTATGTTCAATGAGAGCCTAATTACCCGTGCCAGGAACGCTTTAACAGCAACTTTTCTCAAAGGTGAATATACGCACCTCATGTTTATAGATGCAGACATCAAGTTCAATCCTCACGACATTGTAAAAATGATTGAGGCTGATAAAGACATTATTTGCGGTATTTACCCTAAAAAAGAGATTAACTGGGATACAGTAAAGAACGCAATGGATGCTGGTGTGCCTAATGATCGTTTAAAGCACCATACAGGCTCTTTTGTGGTCAATTTGGTAGATTACCAAGGAGAAGTCACTGTGCCTGTTGCAGAGCCTGTAGAGATCTTTAATGGCGGTACTGGATATATGCTGATTAAGCGTGAAGTTTTTGAAAAGTTAGCAGATCATGTGCCAACTTACTTTAATGATGTTTTAGACCTTGCTGGCACTGTTGGGCAGCGTGATGAGATTAAAGAGTTCTTTACTACTTCGATTGAGCCTGAAACTCAGCGCTTGTTGTCAGAGGATTACCACTTTTGCCGTATTTGGAGGCAAATTGGCGGTAAGGTTTACGCTGCTCCCTGGTGTGATCTCGCTCATATAGGTACTTACGCCTTTGAGGGTAAATTGATCCCTGCTGGTTAATGTTGCAGTGCAACAATTTAATTTTGTTTGGGGAGGAGAAGCCCCATTCAAACCTAGCACCCAATGAATCATAGTTTAATATTTACCCAGATACGCTCATGTAGCCAATACAGGGCTATCTTGGTAAATAACTCTATAAACGCAATGGAGAAAGCAAGGGAGGCATGACCAGTGATAATCCAAGACAAAACAAATGTGTCAAGGCTACCTGTCATGCGCCAAGTAACTGCTTTAGCTAAAGACTTGTAATGAGAGTCGATGATCCTAACCCCTTTTACTTGCTCGCTTGGATCGTTTTGATTTACGCTTTTCTGATAGCGCTATTGCTACCGCTTGTTTTTGCTTTCGACCTTCTCCTATCAGCTTGCGGATGTTTGCTGACACAGTCTTATTTGTTACACCTTTAGCGAGTGGCATTGTTTACCTCATCATATTGTTTGTAACAAGACTCTAGTGCTGCCCGCAATCCGTCTGCCCTGGCAGCTTCCCTGTCAAGAAAAGCTGCATCCTCGGCAGAAAGGAACAGCCCAGTTCCACCTTGTCCATTGTTGGCGCTGTACTGACTACGACTGGGTCTTGAGCGCAACTTGATAAGAGCATCAGCAAGCTGATTGTTGATAGCGTTAATTTGAGCATCTTTTTCTCTCCTAATCTGATCGGCTGCTTGTTGATTTTCCTTCTCTTTGGCTGCTATTGCTTGTTCCTGAGCTATTTTCTGAGCTGCATCTTTCTTTTGATAGCGCCATCCGTTGACAGTCCAGCCAGCAGAAAATGTCAAGACTACTGCAACGATGTAAGCAATCAGTTTGAATTGGATGGAAGCGAACACTTTTCATATTCCTCTTGTCTGCGTTTTAAAAGCCCTGGCTCTACTTTACCGCCAGCAGTATCCCATTTCAACAACTCTTTGCAAGCACCTGCATAGTCCATGCTATTAAGTTTTTTATTAAGGGTTGAGTAGCAGAAAGCAGACACCCCAACATTATAGGTAAAATCCAAATAAGCATCGTATTCTCCTTGAGAAATAGGCACATGAATACACTTCACCATGCCTTTAGCGTGTTCATCAAGACTTTCTTCTAGCTTGACTAACGCTCTTACGGGATCTGTTTTATCACCCTTTTTGACACCGTCAGCTTGACCATAACCAACGGTATAAACACCGCCTACATCTTGGTAAGCAGTGCCACTATATCCTTCATGTACAGCAACTCCAACAAGCACCGCTGCGCTTGCAATTATGGCAGCAGCGGGCTTTCTATCCATTACTCGGCTGGAGTTTGCTCTACTGGTGTTACATCAGCGGGAGGAGCAACTTCAGGAGCTATTTCGGTAATTGCTTGTGCTTCCTCTTGTGGTTCAGCATGAACAGCAAAACGCTGTAATAGCTGATGAATAGCGCTACCCATTTCAATACATTCTTTACTAACAAAAGATTCAATTTTATCTAATAAGCTCATAATCCTTCTCCTGGGGTGATATAAACAGACGCATTGGCAGCATCGCCAATAATTCTTGCATACACATTGCCTGACTGACTTACTTGAGGTCCAGTAATTACTCTATAAGCGTATGGTGGCAAAGGAATGACATAATTAGGACCATTATCTGGTAACGCCACATTAAAAGTATTGGTAGGGTTGATCCAAACATAAACAGCATTATTAACATCAGCATTAGAAATAAAATACTGGTTAACAGGGCTGTCTGCTGTGATGGTATATACATTGGACTGCGTGTTGGCAGCACCGTTAACGGCTATTTTTACCGTTTTTCCCATCGGTTGAAAAGCGATATTATTAGCCATTAGTAGATACTCTTTTTACCAGCGTTGCCTGGCTTAGTAGTTTTAGAATCTTTGGTGTTTGTATTGCCATCAAAGTTAAAAACAGACATATAGCCTGAAGGCATCTTGCCAGTTAATGCTGTATTAATTCCGCCAGCAGAACCATCTCTAGGCAACTGAGGGCGAATAGCATGAGCAACCTGCTGATTGTATTCAGTAGGTCTTTTATGAGGTTGACCACCACTACTCCCCTGGGTTTTCGGTTTTAGGCTCATTTTTAATCCTTTCTTTTGTCTTGACTACAAGGTAGCAAAAAACTACAAATATTGCTAGTGTTGTTACTCTTTCCCACATGGGATTCCACATTGTCCAACCGCACATAATGCTTGCTGCTATTAAACCTAAAATCGTTATCAAACGGTCTGTAATGACCCCTAACGCTAGGCGTACCAATGCTACTGCTTCCATATTTATCCCCTATGAACTTGTTAAAGATCACAGTTTAACCCTACTCATCAATATCATCAATACTGCCAAAACCACTACCCCACTCATCGTCAGAAATCTTCTGCTTGAGCTTTTCGATGTTCACCATACGGTCAATCACCTTACACTTGTCAGTGAGGGAAGCCATTTCATCTGCCATGACTTCTCGTAGCAGTTTTGCAACGGCATCCTCTAGATCGGGGTTTAAACCTTTAGATTTCTTGCTCATTTTCCTAGTAATCCAGATGCAACATGACCAGTGGTGTAAAGACCAGCAGCTCCAAGAGCTATTCCTGTCCACTTTTTAACAGATTGCTTCATTTGTTCAGCATTAACAACGCCTTGAACTTCATTTAAGAATTGATCTCTTTGCTCAATAGGCAAGTAATCAGCCAATTTTTGGGCTTGTTTGTTAATGTAATTAATCTTCTCTTTAGCGTCAGTAATCTTGTCTGCACGGTCAATATCTGATTGCAAAATACGCAGTTCACCTTCAATTTTGCGTTGATCGGCAGCAGTTTTGGTTCTAGTCTTGCCACGCTCTAATGCGGTAACACCACGCTTTTCAGCTTGCTCTAATTGACGGACATAGTTATTAGCCATGTCATAAGATCCAGTTTCCTTGAGCATTGCACGGGTATTTCTGTCATCAATAAACTTTCTTGCTTGAGATGCGTCTTTGCCTTGTAATTGACCAGCAAAGTATTTTTGTGCTTCAGACTGGGCTAGTTTTTTGTCACCGCCAATAGCATCAACAAAGTTATCAAAGTTTTCTTTGTTTTTAAATACGGCTTTAGGAATGTCTTGAGCAGCAGTAGTAGCAATCGTTGTGCCTTTTTGCTCACCAACTAAAGACTTACCTAATTTGCTTTGGAAAGCCTGTAATGGAGCTGAATCCTTGCGATATTGGCTAATAAAAGTCTTGATACCTGGAGAAAACTCCTCCATTACTCTTTCAATAGAGTCAGCCAGCTTGCCAGCCTTTTGTTGATTGATAGCGTCAAAACCCTCAGCAGGTAATCCATAAGAGCGATCACGCAAAAACCTGCGTAAATCTTCCATACCTTCAAAGCTAATAGGTTTGCCACGAACAATGCCAGCTTCATCCACATAACGAGGATCTAGCGCTCTCTTGATCTGCAATAAAGGATTTTTGATAGGTTCTAAAGTAGCTACAGCCAATTTGGTTTCAGGGTCATTTAACATACCCTTAATTTCTTTCATGACTTGTTTGTAAGATTCAGTATCTTCAACTTTAGCGCCAGCAAGTTCTTTTTGTTTTGCAGCGTTAAAAGCAGCAGCTTTATTTTTTTCGGCATTTGCTGCTCTAGTGCTTTTTAGCTTGTTGTAAACATCATCTGCTTTAGTTTTTAATCTTTGACCAATAGTTACATCTGCTTCAGCAATTTTATTTTGAACGCCAGGCAATTGACCGTAAGCAGCTTCACCTTTACCAGCTTCACGCTCTGTAATCTTCTCAGCAGCGCCAGCACGCTTCTCAGCAGTGGTAGCTTTCTTGCCAGCAGCAGCAATTTCTTCAGCAGTTTTACCAGCAGTAGTAGCCTGTAGTTCAGCAGCAAGGTCTTTGCCACCGCCAATCATTTTTCCAACACCTTTAACTCCAGCTTTAGTTAAATCGTATGCGAGCTTTCCGCCTCCAGCAATTGCAGGTAACAATTCTCCAGCTTTTTGATAACCGCTAACTTCTTTTCTTGGTTTTGGAATACCGAATTTGCCGTAAATTTCTTGAGCTTCTTCCGTTGTGGGAAAAAATGTTGAATGACCTTTTAATGCGCCTTCGCCTTTAGCTTCAGTAGGATAAAGGGCTTGCTCAATATCTCCACCAGTACCTAAAATGCTTGTGCCTAATCCATAGGCAGTTGCTCCAGCTTTTTCAAGTGCGCCTGGAGATTCATAAACAGGAGCTTTAGGCGTAGCCAATAAGTCACGCCCACCGCCTGAAGAAGTATCTCCAGCAAGAAGATCCTTTCCTTCAGCCATTATTGCTCTCCCTCAATCTTAAATCCTGCTTCTCTCAAACGCTTCTTAGCTTCATCTTCAGTAATCTTTTGACCTTTAGCAGTAGCAGAAACATCGGCTGCTGTAGCGACTTTAGGCGCAGTAGGTGTAGCATCTTGTTTATTGTCCAAAGGCAATTCAGCACGCTTATAAATGTTTTTGCCGTATGCGTACAGTTCAGGACCAGTAATTGCAGGGTCTTTAGCTGCTGTAGCACGGGCAACTTCATTCATTTGCTCATTCATCAATTGTGAAAAACCTGCTGCATTAAATTGATCTTGTGACATCAAAGTATTAAAGCGATTCTGGAATTGTTGTGTCATACCACGATTGCTACCCGCCAATGTACGCTCATATCCAACAAGATACGCTGCATACTTTTTAGCAAAGATCAGAGCTGGCTGACCTTCATCTGGCATGGTTTCAATATCTTGAGTACCGCCACTAGCCTTCCAAGAATCAATGTATCTATTAACATTTTGAGCAATCTGACCTTGCCTACCAAGATATTGAGGGTTTTCTTTAGCGTATTGCTTTAGTTCATCAGCGGTTGCAAGAGATAACGCTCCAGCATTAATAGAGTTTTTCTTATCTTCATTCTGAGAAGGTGTACCAGTAAATTGCAATCCTGGGAAAAAGTCAGTCATGCCAGCGCCTTTACCGCTAACGCCAGTTTTAATCGACTTAACCATAATTTCAGAGTACAACTTTGAATTAGCTTTAGCAATTTCTAAAGCATTTTGTGTTTGACCTGTTTCTATAGCCTGTTTAATAAGAGGACCGTTTAAAGCAACAATTTCTCCAGCTTTTAACATGGCTGCTTCTTTGTCAGTAACCCTGAGCTTTTGATATTGCTCTAAGTCTTTTAATAAAGCATCGTTGGCAGCTTTCATTGAAGCCATTTCTTTATCAAAAGTAGCTTGCTCTTTAGCAAACAAGTCTTTTTTACCTTGCTGATAACCCTTGAGCATACCGCCCATAGCGTTCATAGCATTTAATCCAGACAGCTTTCCTGATCCGCCCAAAGCAACGCCCATTGTGGCTACCATGCTAAATATTGCTCCAATGTCAGCAGCATTATCTTGAGTTGGCTTAAACTCAGGAACTGGTTTTAATTGGCTTTTAACATCTTCATAGTGCGCTTTATCTTCAGCAGATATTCCCTCAAGAGCTTCTCTTTTAGCTCCTAATTCAGTAGCAGCTTTATTTGATTCGTATTCAGATTTAGCTTTTACAGCTTCATCGCCAGCTTTTTTCTGAGTTTGCAAAAAGCCTGGCAATTTACCTAAATTAGTATTCAAAGAGCTGCTTAAAGCAGAATTGTCTGTTGTTGATTCTGCTGTTGCTAGTGGTTGTGTATCAGCCATTATGGAGTCCTAGTTGCAGGTTGAGCAGAGCCAAAAGTAGCGGGAGAACCACCGACCATTTGAGCCAATTGACCATAGAAGTTAGTGGTTGCTTGATTGAGCTGTTGATCGAGTTGTAAACCAGTTTTAATAGCGCCAAGAGCAATATTGTCACCAATCTGCATAACTTGCAATCCGTATGTGTATTGATTGTTGAGCAATGTTTGATAAATTTGAGCTTCTTGATTTGCAGCTTGCTGAACTCCAACACCGCCACGATTAGCAATGCCTTGATTAATCTGAGCTTTGGCAGCTTGGAACGCTTGTTGGCTTGCAGGACTTAATTGACCAGCTTGAGCCTGATTAACTAATGTTTGACCTTGTGTCTGATAAGGCTGTGCTAGCGCTTGCTCTTGACCTTGTGCAGCATTAACTTGACCAGCAGTCTTACGAGCTTGTGAAGCGCCAAATAAACCTAAACCACCTGCTAAACCTAATTTAGCCAATGTATTCGGATTGGTTAATTGATTGACCACATTGCCGAAGAATCCAGATTGAGGAATTGTGGCTTGTTGGCTTGCAGAAGTTCCGCCTAAACCAGTAGCTCCAGCAGGACCTGTTGTATCAGCAATTTGTTGACCAATTGGAGTCGTTGCTGCTGGTTGCAATTGACCGTAAGTGCTTGGAGTAAAACTGCCGTAAGCCTGATTTAGATAATCAGCAGTCTGACCAGCACCAGGAGCGCCAGTAAGGTCAGGAGTTGCGCTTTGTGCAGGTGCGCCAGTAGAAATGCCAAAGTTACCACCGCCTGTATCAGAGGTTGTGGGTGCAGGAGCAGCTTCAGCGGGAGCTGGTGCAGGTGCTTGTTCAACAGGGGCTGGCGCTTGCTCTACAGGAGTAAAGTCAAAGCCATCATCAAACTCAGGCAATCCTGTAGCAGGGTTGATACTGCCTCTACCGCCTCTACGCTTTAAAAGAGCAGCTTCTTGAGGAGTAATGTGAGCAAGAACGGAGTCTTTTCCACGACCTTTTGAACGCAATAATTTAGCTAAAGCAGCTAAATCCGTTCCTAGAGCTTTATTTAAGTTTGCCATTTATATTCCTAATGCTCCTCTTAATGATTCCTCATTCCAAACATTTTTTCTCTGACCATATCCTAATTGGTCTTGAGATCCAGTGGCTTCGGCTGGGTTTACGGCTTGTGAGCTGCCTAATAAAGCAGATGACAATGCGCTTGATCCAGAACCAGAACCGCCTCCTGTAGAACTACCGCCTAAAATATTGGCAATAGTGGTCATAAATGGCGCTTTTGTGTAATCGGTTTGATTATCACCTTCACCTGTACCGTCTCCAGTACCACCGCCACCAGTTCCGCCAGTACCGCTAGCGCCTGATCCAGTGCCACCACCGCCACCAGCTTTACCAGCGGAAACAGATTTAGCGCCTGTGCCGTCACCTGATTTAACTCCTGTGCCACCTGATAAGGTTGCAGTAGGAGCGGATGTTCCGTTGCCTAAATTTGTTCCCAAGGCACTGCTTAAAGCATCTGTGGATGTGGGTGTAGATGTTGGCGTTCCTGAAGATGAGCTTCCAGAAGTTGATTGAGTTGTAGTGTTCGGTACAGTCGCAATCTGAGGTGCATTTGTAATGTCAGATGGCGTTGAAGTATTTGACGCAGTAGTTGACGGAGTCTGATATGTCGCATCCGCTGGCAATTGTGCGTTTGTATTGACTAAAGTATTGCTGGAGTCATATTGATAATATGAACCTTGACCATTATCAACATAGTAATTACCAGCTCCATCGGTCAATCTTGGCGATACTTGCTGAACAGTAACAGATCCAGTTGGCACAAGAGGCTCTGGAACATCGCTTGTGACAGTTGATGCAGTTGGTGCGTATGATGTTGTTGCAGCAGGAGTGCTTTGTAACGAACCTCCTACAGCATTGCCCAAACCTGAAGCTAATGCAGATTCAGCCACATTTTGACCACCTGTAGCAGCCTTAGCAGCACCGCCTAAAGCACCAGCAACAGAAGTGGGAGCGCCAGCTTCAGCAGCGCCAGTGCCTACAGCACCACCAACAGCGCCAGCAACAGGATTACCACCAGTAATGGCAGCCTGAGTAGCGCCAACAGCAGAGTTAGCAACAACGCTAGCAACATCACCTCCAACGGCAGGAGCAATCGCTTGAGCAACAGTAGATGCAGATGCGCCTACAGCACCAGATGCAGCACCTTCAGCAGCAGCCGTAGCAATCTGATCTGCACTTCCGCCATTAGCAGCAACAACCACCGCATTAGTAGAAGCGCCTACAGCAGCAGCACCTACCGCAGCAGTAGCAGCAGCAGAAGCGTCAGTAACGCCAGCCGTTTCCATAATTGCAGCGCCAACTTCAGGTCCAGCAACAACAGATGCAGCAACGGCTACAACTGGGGTGGCAACAGCGACAATAGTTTGAATAGGTGACTTTCCACCGCCTCCGCCTTTGCCACCACCGCCTCCTCCACCGCCGTAGAGCATATATTGGTCAACAAAGAACCATTTAAGAGTGCTAAATAAACTCATAAAACAATCTCCATCATTGTCGTTTTTCTCAGAACGCCAACTCTTTCATATAGTCTTGCAACGGAATCCGTTACATATCCTTGAACCCTATCAGCGCCATATTCTTTTAGTAGCTGCATAAACTTTGCATAATTACTAGGTTTTATTAACCCTTTTCCACCAATACAAGTGACAAAAGCCACATGAGATCGTGGATACACTACAAAAGACACTACAGCACCACCAATTACTACTTCATTCTCAACAAAAGCAAATAACTTCCAATTACCTTTTGTTACATACAACTTCAAGTCGTTCAGTTCAAACTCAGCATCATGCCTATCCAAAGCCCTTTGAAAGTAAGGCTCTACTTGTGACCATACATAGTCAACAGCTTCAGCAGGAACGCAGTAAGCCTCCATTAGATACCTTCTTCAACAAGTTGCTCCGTTAACTTTCCGACAGTAATTGCATATCCTAAAATCTTGTAATTAATTCCCTGACCGACTTCCTGAGGGGTTGCTAATTTGTACTTTACAGCCATCTCCATTGCCATTTTGTAGGCAACAGGATCACGCAAACCTCGTTGGGCAAGTTTTCCAGCCTGAATTAAGGTGTTCGGATCTAATTTGTATTGAACGATGTATTGGCGAATCTGCTCTTTTGCTTTTTCAACAACAGCGGGTTGTTTAGGTTTTCCCTTGTTTTTCAACAAATCCATTACTTCTGGGTTCATTTGTTGCGTTGCAACATTTGAATTTTGTTGGGGAGGGGAAGAAATAATATTTGACATTAACTTAGTCCTAAAGCGGTAGCAATTTCCTGATGGATAGTGTAATGCGTTCCCACCCAATCGTAAAACTGTTCTTCGTTATTAAAGTCCACATCGAGCATATTAAAAGGGTTTTCAAGACCTAAAATCTCGGCTAAAGCCTGATGCTCTACTTGGTGAGCAAGAAGCCAATCATCCAAATTAGCTGGATCAGCGTCTGTAATTGGCAATTTGCTGTATGTAATGTTGTTTTGGGCTAATTTGTTCCAAAATGTTTGATGTTCCAGTCCATTTTCAAAAAGAAAGTCATTTAATGATTCAATATCACCAAATTTGACAATGGATAATGTATCGAAATTCATTACTTATCCGCTTTACCATCTAGCCTATCAAAGATGCGGGCTAACATACCTTTAATATCGGCAATATCAATGCGGTAATCATCTTTCATTACATAGCCTCGTTCAATTTCTTTAACATCTTCTTTCAAGTCACGAATAGCATCCCAAAGGACTTTAAAAAGCCATCCAGCAATAGTTCCGACAATTGAAAGTGCAATATTGAAAAGTAATTGAAAGTCCATGTTTATACCGAGTAATAAGGCACTTTAACAACAGTACCGTTAAGGTCAATTTCAAGAAATCCAGCAGGTACAAGCAAAAGACTAGATGTGGCGTAAGTAGCGTTACCAGTAGTAGTTGCTGTTAAGTTAGTGGCTTGCACATTAATCGTACCGCCTGTAATTGCTACATTATTGGCATTTTGAAACGCCATAGTGCCAAGACCGCTGACACCAATAGTGACATTAGCTTGACCAGTACCAGGACTGTCAGCCGTTGAAATCGTGATGTTTGCGCCAGGAATAAAGTTAATTGCTGGTTCAGATCCAACTAAAACGCCATTGTTTTGAACGGTTACTTTTTGGTTTACAGAGTTGGCAGTGACCGATAAAGTCACATTGCCTGTCAATGCGCCACCGCCTGATAAACCTGATCCTGCCAATACATAAGTTGTGTTAGGTACTGCGCCTGATACAGCAGCTACACCAATTGCAATAGCCACATTTGCTGCGCTTGTAGCCCTGCCTTTAGCGTCAAAAGTAACTTGAGATACTTGTGAGGCTGTACCGTAAATACCTGCCGTAACACCACTTGTGTTCAAAGTAGGGTTAGGGTAAGTACCTGTTAAATCGCCACCAGCAGTACCACCTGGGGATGTTCCTGTGATGGTGACATTAGAAGCGGATGTAATACGACCTTTTGCATCTACAACAATTTGAGGAGATGCCGTTGCAGTACCGTAAGTACCTGCTGTAACGCCAGAAACATTAAGGCTGGGATTAGGATAGCTACCAGTAAGATCACCACCAGCAGTTCCTCCAGGAGTAGTGCCACTAATCGTAACATTGCTTGCATTGGTTATTCTTCCTTGTGCATCAACAGTAAATACACCGTTGATCGTGGCGTTTCCGTAAGTTCCCGCTGTAACAGCAGTATTGGCAAGGCTAATAGTTCCGCTAGTGGTGATTGGACCACCAGTTAAACCAGTGCCAGTAGCAACGCTAGTAACAGAACCGTTCCCCGTTCCTGGGGTAAATCCAAGTGCGGTAACAATATCACCGCTAGTAAGAGTGACATTGCCTGTACGAGTGTTAAATGTAAGAACGCCAGCATTAGTTAAAGTTACATTTCCTGTTAATCTACCACCACCAGAAAGTCCAGTGCCAGCAATGACATAAGCAGTATTAGGTGTTGCGCCAACATCATTAGCGCCTAAAACAACAATACCTGTTTGACCGTTTACAGAGGTGACAGCGCCAGTCTGGTTATCTACTTTCTCCCAAACATTGCCGTCAAATACTGCCCAATCGCCTACTTTCCATGATGTAATACCGTTTAAATTGGTACTACCAGCAACGGAAACAACATAATAAAAACCTTTAGTACCGACTGAACTTTGCAAAAATGGAGTGTTTGAGTTCGCATCCCAAGTAGATTGGTATGTTAACGATCCCGCAAAGTTGCCAGATACCTTGAGCATTTACATTCCATCGCCATTGACAATGTACAAAGTTGCGTTGTTAGCAGCAGTAATGGCTGTGAACCACGCATTAGGAACAAAAGTAATGATTTCGTCTGTATTAGGCAATATGTACAAGGTAGTTGTACTGTTACCACCTGTAGGAATAACGCAATTTGCTTGCGCTACTGCTGCCGTTTGTGCATACGATAAAAAACATCCTTGAGTAGTAGATGCGTTAATAATGCGATATTGGTTGCCACCAAAGCTGCCGCTCGAATTAACTTGAACGGCAGAAGGTGCAGAGGTAGCAGCCGTAATCACTACGGTGTTACCTAGTGGAGTGAAGGCTGCTGATACGCTCATTGTACGGTTTCTTCCTGTGATGGAGCTTCTTCTTTTGAAGGAAGCTGTAAGTTGTATTGATCTGCCAATTTAGTAAACAAAGGTGCTGTACCAGTGTTGTTTGGCAAACCACCAATTTGATTAATGATAAATAAGGCTTCGTTATCTTCTAATGTAAAAGTTTTCATAGGTATCCCCTAAAGTTGTTGTTAAAAATTCATGCTGGCAAAGTTGTATTTGAAACCCAAGGTAATCCAGTTTCTTGTACAGGGTTCTTTTGTGCTTCAATCTGTGCAGTTAGACTAGCTTCTACTGTGTCTTTGCCTAGTGACTCTTGTACCCAGCCAACAACTTCAGCTTGGGTTAAATCAGCGTAAGGCACATACATTTTATCTTCTTGTGTATAGCCTACTGTGCCATAGGTAGAGGCAGTAAATTCACCATCAACAGCATCGACTGTGTAATGAACAGTTACTACAAAGCCATCAGAAGTTAATCTGTCCATCTGTACTACATTCCATGTAAAGTTCATTTTATTTAGCCTTTAAAGTTGCAATTTCTACGGCTTGTGCATCTACTTCTGCTTTAAGTTCTTGAATAGCAGCAGTTAATGTAGCTACTAAAAATGAAGTGTCAATACCTTGATAAATTGGATTTCCTTCAGCATCTACGGCATCTTTTTCGCCAGTTACGCAATCAGGCACTACTTCAGCTAATTCGTGTGCTATGAAACCTTGACCATTTGAATTATCCAATTTCCATTTATAAATAACAGGTTTTAATGCAGAAACAGTAGCTAAAGCACCTGTCATCGGTGCAATTTGTTCTTTCAAGCGATAGTCTGAAAAGGTATTATATAAAGTAGCTGTATTGTTTCCAGTAATACTACCAATTCCAGTTCCGTTGTATCTAAAAGAATGAAAATATTGTGTTGTTGCATTTGGAAAATCAGAAGTCATGCAATAGTTACCAGTTGCATCACCTTTTACATAAACTCTAGAATCCCTGCCAGCAACAAAACTTGTAGTACCAACTAACAAATTACCACTAGAGTCAATACGCATCCGTTCTGTGCCATTAGTCCAAAACAGCATTGGATAAGCACCACTCATATATAAATTACCTGAATATGCTGCATTTCCAAAAACGCTTGCTGTGCTACTGTCCAAGCCAGCAGTAAATATTCCACCACTTGTAGTCATTTGCAAATAGGTTGCCGCAGTTGTGCTTCCAGTCATTGATATTGCATTAACTGTTGCGGCAGAAGATGTGACTTGTAGTTTTGTAGAAGGACTACTTGTACCAATACCTACATTTCCACTAGCATCTTTATAAAACTGTCCAGAACCTAGATTAACTACTCCTGTACCGCCTGTGAGAGTTCCTGTGTATGCAGCATTAAGAGTAGTTAAGGTAGAGCCATCAAAGGTCAGGTTAGCAGAACCAGCCAATAAGCCAGAGCTATTGTATTGAACTTGGGTGTTTGAACCGCCAGCACCACCGATTACAGAAGAGGCTAATACCCATGTCGGAGCAGAACCATTGGACTGCAAAATATAGCCATTAGTACCAATTGCTAATTTAGATAATGCAGTGCCTGTACTGTAATACGGTAAATCACCAGCAGTAAATGAAGTTAATCCAGTACCGCCATAAGAAGTAGTAAGCGCATTAGTTAAATTTAATGTATTTGCAGTTAATGTAGTGCCGTTGAATGTAAGATTTGCTGAATCTTGCAATAGCCCTGCTGTTCCCGCATAGGTAACACGACCAGAAGTCAGACCTGTGTCGGTTAGGCTTGTAAATGCGCCTGTAGAAGGCGTTGTGTTACCGATTGGAGTATTGTTAATCGTATCTAATGTTACTGACACATTCTGAATAG